GTGCTGATAACTCCGTATTACTTTGAATCTTCTGCCGCGCCCAATCTTTGAAGTCCTGCCGAATCTCGTCAATCTTTGCAGCACATGCAGCGGTAGCTTCACGATCGGTTAGAGTTTCCGTCGAACCGTCATAGCGCTTTTCTGTCTTTGAAACAGTGATGGTCTTGTTTTGGATTGCAGCTTCAATGAGTTCGTGCCCCATGATTGTTTTGTGTAACATCTCGCTCACAACTCCCATTGCACGGTTTTGCTCAATCTCTACACCATATCTTGGCGCTTTCATAAACCACGTTCCACCTACAGCCGTAAAATGCACACCGATGCCGGTGCGTTCTTTTACATATTCGTCATAGAGTTTAGAGTCAAGCCATGATGAACCTAGCGTAAAGTCTATCAAGTGGGCAGGGATGTTCATAGGCATAATGGCTTGCAATGCCTTGATGTTTCTGTCGTACTCCCCATTCTGGTTGTTTGCTATTGCCTGTTGCAACTTCTCGCGCACATTTCCACTTAGATACTGGTACGATACAGCAACCTGCCTTGTGGTAGGTTCTTCAAAGCCAAGGCCGCTCTCTATAATTTCTCGCTTGCCCTCGCTTTCGCTGATACCGAGTTGTTCAGCAATATAAGGTACATCGATGCGTCCACTTTTGAACATGCTGATAACAACACCGTCCTTGATATTTTCAGGTTGCGGCTCTGTTTCTTTTTCAACAACACGGCCTTTCATCACGTCTGCCTTCTCGTAGGTCTTGACGGCACTACCTTTGCCGTCCCCTTGCTCTTTGTAATTTTCCAAAGAGAAGACGTTGGGGTAGTCCACATCATTACGCAGCCATGCTAACTGGTTGTTTTTATGGAAATGGCCGTAAGTTCCAACAAAGTTATCGTACGCCTTGTTGAGTTTGGATATCAAGGGTTTTAGCCCCTCGTTATCCTCATGCTCAATCTGATACCGCATAACATCAGCCAAGGCCTCCTTGATTGCTGTGTAAGCGGCGAAACACTCTTGTTTGGTGTGTCCCTTAATCTTCTTGCTGTGAAAACGGTGGATTAACTCGTTGTTTGTTGATTTTTCTCCCTTCTTGAGTTCTGACATCATCGGAACAGCGACCCCATATTGAATTTTGCAAATATTGCCGTTGTCGTCAATAATCAGACTTCCTTCTTTTGCATTGGGGACGAGCGCCGAATTTGCACTCGACTTTTCTACAGGCGTGACACTATCACGCGTGTCAAAATTTTCTGCAGAGAATGTTTGTACAAATTCTTGCAGCATCTGTTCTTGAGACTTTCCACTCACCGGGTAAAGCCCTTTACTCGTTGGTCTGAAAGTCTCGCCCACTTCAAAAGCAAAACGCATTTCACCTGCCATACGTTCGGGATGGTCAATGAAGTACTTGTTGTAGTCCATCGAGAGCAACTTCCCCTTACGCTCACCTGGTTCTTGAAACTCCGCCACACGCTCACCACTAATCGTGCTTACGTCAATAGCGTTGGCGGAAATCTGTCCATTCACGCGCTTGCGAATAACGATAATGTCTGATGTTACGGTCGTACCACCAAAAGTTTTGTTGTTCATGCGGAACGCTCCAATGAAGTCACTGTTCCCTTCATTCACAACCCAGTCACGCAGAGCCTTGCTGTTGTCAAGTGTTCCATTTGATGAGATGAAGATACCGATACCGCCCTCGCGCAATTTACGTACATTCTTGGCTATGCAGAAGTCGTGAATATTGTGGAATCTCTTAGATAAATCGCTATCTCCGGTCGTGTCATTTACTCGTAGCCCGGTAACGAAAGGTACGTTTGTAATGGCCAAATCCACACTGCCATTCGGAATGTGGGTGCTCTCAAAACCTTGAATGTCTACCTTTGCATCTGGATAGAGTAAGGACAGAATTCCTCCTGAAGTGCCATCAATCTCAATAGCGTGAATATCACTGCGCTCGCTCATTGCAGTTGGCATCTGTCCCAAGATATTGCCTATTCCTGCAGAGCCCTCCAAGATGTTTCCACCTTGAAATCCTAGCTTTTCTGCAATGTCCCAAAGGGTGTCTACAACATACGCAGGGGTGTAGTAGGCACTATTGGCGCTCATTACAGCTTCTTCGTAGGCTTTCTGCCCGAGCAACTCGCGAATCTTTTGGTGACGTTGCAGCAACTTCCAATCACGTCCACTATAGTTGAATGCCGCACCGAGCCCCCCCCAACCACTAAATTGTCTGAGCACACTCATTTGCTCGGGCGTGGCCGGTTCACCACTCTCGAGTAACTCCTGTGCCAACTCAATAGCTTTGATGTTAGCCTCTATACGGGCATTGACGGAGGTTGGGGCGTGGTCTACGCCACGCTCCGAATGATTGTTCCGTCTGTTTTTGGGCTCACTTAATCCATGAAGTCCAGAGGACACAAGCCGATCATTCCCAATGCTCTGTCCTTCTCGGCCTCCGTCAAGTCCTCTACCTTTTTGTTCAGTTCCTTTGCGAGTTGTTGCTTCGCCTTCTCGTAGTCCGTTTCGTTGTCCACCACTGTTGGCTGGCAATCCTTCGGAGCGAAGCGCTTCATCATTTCGTAATAATTCATTGCTGTTGTTTTTTTCGAGCAGCCCTTCAAACAAATCGCCGATAGGCTGTTCGGGGGTAATATCCTTTTTACTTGTTTTTTTCTCAATAGGCGTTTTAGAGCCCTTTTCATTGGTCTGGGTAGTAGAGACGAGAGATACTGTTCCCGTTCCTGAATCTTGGAGATTCCGCTTTCCTTTCGCTTCTTCTGCTATACGCTTTGCTTTTTGAAAGATATCCTCATTCTGAGAAACGGTTTGTGTCTTATGGCGTAACTGGTCGCGCCGTGCAGTGACCCACATAATGGGGGCATGTCCGGTATCAAGGAGTAGACTCCCATCCTCTTCTATGTGTGCGACAATGGCGTCTTTCGTATTACCATAGCTTGAATACTCAACTTTGTCTCCAACCTTGTATTCATTGTCGACAATCTCACTCCGAGCAGGAATATACTTGTAAACAGCAAGACTTATTTCCCTGATCAAATCTTGATAGGTGACATTGTCCTCCAACCACTTAAAGCCTTCTATGTGTTCATGGCTGCCTTCTTTTAGATTGTCTACACGGAACATGATACCGTCTACAATCAGGCCCTTTTCGGCTGCAGGCTCTAAACCGATATATACATAGAGCTCCCGTTCACCTGCCAATGGGAGGTGGATAGATACATCTCCGTCTACAGGAGTGATATTGGAAACGACAAGAGCTTTTGTTTTGCGATTTTCATTCTCGCCATGGGAGCTTGCGAGGCTAAGACCAAGATCTGCCGCCAATTTATTCGCAAGCCGCGTGGCGTCTTCCACGGCTTCCTTTTCGGCACTGACAATGTGCCCGCCTAACTCTTCGCCCTCATAATATCCAAGCAAAGCGAGTTGTTCGCCTACTTCATTGAGTGCTTCGTCTAATTTTTCTGTTGCTCTGTTGATGCCCGGTTCATCTCTTGAAGTTTTTTCAAGAGCTTCCGCTTCGCCAGCAAGAGTCTCTGTTTTGCTTGCAAGAGCAGTTGTATTTGCTGCTGTTTGCTCATCGTTTGCTTTTCGTTGCTCATTTCGTTTTGTTTTTAGTTCGAGGGTTGCCTTATCGGCCGCTACTTGTGCCTTGCCTTCTTCGACAATCATATTTGCTTGGGCAAGGGCGTCTTTTTGCGATTTGTCGAAGTTCTCCACGTCAAAGGCTCTCAGCTCATCGTGAGGAGTGAGATCATACCGCTCATATCCGGGTAAAAACTCTAAGCCGCCATAGAAGGCCTTTAGCCATGGACGTACCTTGTTACCATACTTTTTGACCATCATGGAAGCATAGTCGGCAAATGCCACATGTCCACGTTCCACGATAGACATGGCCAAACGTTGACCAACGGACATTAGTTTTTGGCGATCTTCTGCAGTCAGCTCGTCTGGGTTTCGGAACATCAAAGCTGCATCACCTTCTTCCTCGCCGATTCCAAGGATGGCACGAAGTTCGCTTTCCAAGTAAGCGACTTCCTCATCGCTAATCTCGTATTGCTTTTTGTCTTCCTTGGCCGATTCCTGCGTCGCTAATTCTGCCCTGTTAGCAGGTTGGGGGATTCTCTTCGTCTTATCTTCTGTATTTGGCAATACGACATCGCGAAGTTCCTGTGCAGTCAAGGGCTGCGCATTAGCCACGGCCTCTTCATTACCTGCGATCTCGGCGGCTTTCTTGGCATCTTCTTCGTTACGGAAAATCCAACCTCCGCTCTCACGGTCTTTCCAACCACGTGCCGGAGCAAAACGTCCCTCACCAACTCGTTCTTTGGCAAATTCCTTAATTGCACGTTCCTGCGTGGGTGTTAGCTCCGTATTGAATTTGAGCAGGCTCACGTTACTGGTCTTGCCTTTTTTGTTGGTATAGGTGCTTGGGCCAATAATGTAGGAAGCGTTCTGTACTTTGTCGTTGACATCCAGTGGATTGTCTTCTTCACTAGTAGAAGAACTCTTCATTTTTTCTTGCAGCACAGGGGAAAACTCCTTACCTTTGCTTTCAGAAACAATATTGGTTTGAGGTGCATCCGTGCCCTCGGTCGTAAGGTCAGACGCATCCCCTTGCGACGAGTATAAGCCTTGTGCTACGTCTGAGGCATCAGAAACATCATCGGCGTGTTTCCAAACCAATTTGTCTTTAGAGAGGAGGTTCGCAACCGCGTTCTTCCTCTTTTCTTGATTTGAAATAACCACCTCTTTACCCGCCTTGCTCACGGTTACGGATGCAAAGTAATAAAAGCGAGAGTCGTCTGATTTCTTGAACGCCTTGATAAAGATGTAGGAGGAAGGACGTTCTTCTTTATCCTCGTCTTTTGCCTTACTCGCATCCTCTAATACAACATCGGGATTTTCAAGCGTAGGCTTAACCATTCCAAGTTTTGTGCTCCTGCCTTCGCGAAGCATCTTTGTGAATTGGTTATCCCCCATCTTGACCTCACCAATAGGTGTTTTTACAATGCCATCCTTACCGAACATGGCATCCCAATTCTCTATGGTCAAATCAACGGATGTTGCAATACTCGCGCGCTTTTCCATGTGGGCGATGAGAGCAATGGCCTCATCGTGGCTCACAGCTTGCGACTCTACATCATTCCATTGTTTTTCTTGTAATCCTCCAAGTCCCTTTCTATTTTTACTTCCTCCATTGCGTTCAGCAACATTCGCAGTTTGTTTACTTGTTTCGCTTCCTCCACCACGTTCTTCTGTTGATTCTGCTCTTTGTTTTCGTTCTGCAATGGCTGCATCGACGAGGGCTTGTTGTTCTTTTGGTGTTGCATTTTTGAAGTAGTTGTTGATTTCAGTTAGAATCTCCTCTTTGGTCGTCACTCTGCCTGTAAACATATCCAACTGGCCACCTGCCGGAGAGGCGGCCTGAGCATTGTAAGCAGACAATAACTTTCGCAGATCGCTCGGTTTTTCGCTATTTAGAATGTCGGCGAGGATCAGCGTTGTGCCGTCTGTAATGCGACTGTCCCCATATTCATCATCAAAGAGTCCCTGCTCTCTGCCAAATGGAGATACGGGCATCCCTTCTTTGTAAATATCGGGATGTAAAGTTTTAGCACGACTGACAAGGTCAATAGCTGCGCTGAGTTCTTGAATTAAGTCATAGCCGCTGTCTGCGAGCATTCTGTTATTGGCGATCTCATTCAGCCCCATAAAAACAGCATGCCGAAGAGTAGGCGTGGAGATAATCAAGCGCACAGCATCCGGTGAGGTTTGGAAGACCTTACCGATAAGCGTGTTCTCGATCAATTCCCTTCCTGCTGCTGACAGAGTATTTCCCGTTCGAAGTTCAGGAAGTTGCATCTCGTTGATTACCCCGGCGCCTAACAACAAGCTGATTGCAGAAGATACGGATTTTTCATCTGCGTAATAATCAGAAAGGCGATCGAATCGACTGATGTCGGTGGAAATGGTGTTGAATACATTGTCTGGGACAACCTTGCCTAATTTTACAGCGTGTTCGGGCTTGCTTTGCTTCTTCTGACTTTCGGCGTTGAAGCGGGCAAAGGTCGTGGCATCGTACGGCAATTTTTCGTCCAAAACGAATACCACCCGTGGGTGCTTCATTCCATCTACTTGCTCGGTAGTGAAACCATAGAGATGTCCGTAATCGCGAAGGTAATCAATATAGGCGACATCTGAACCTTGCTCTGCGGCTATTTCTCCCGACATAGTGCGATTATTGCCCGAAAGCACAATACCGTCTTGGCTTACAATGACAGGAGACTGCAACGCTCTGCTGTCATAGTTGTCGGCTATATCCCTCACCATACGTTGAGCGTCCGGATCTCTCTTATAGTCACGATCGTTTACACTTTGGTTGTTTTCGTCGATCGGGAAACCTTCTGTTGGCTCGTATCCATTGTGCACATCATGGCTGGGGGTGGCTGCGCCTGATTCTGTAAGGACATAGTGTCCCGTTATCGTAGAACCATTGGGGAGTGTAAGAGCATTCGAGCTGCCATCAATCTTAGGGGAGTTGTTCCATTTATTCTTGATCCCGTCACTCACCGCGTAAACACCGATAGCCGCTTGTTCCGCGGCTTTCTGTTCCTTGATGCGTTTTTCTTCTTCAAGTTTTGCAACGGCTTCATCATGTCGCTTTGCTTCTTGTTCTCTTTGTGCCGCTTCTTTGTTCTCCCGTTCCACGCGTTGGCGCTCATTCATAAGCGCCAAAATACTTGACCACGCATTCAATCTCTCCTCGACTGCCGCTACTTCCGACTGGTATTGCTCCATGTTGGCATTGTGGTTGGCTTCTGCATCCTGTTGTGCCTTAATCATGGCCATGGGAGAGCCTTTGAGTGCGGGGGTCTTCTTTTTGGGTTGCTTCTTTTTTAGAGCTTCAAGGGTTTGGGTTGATTGTTCTACCTGTGCGTTGACAATAGCTGCCACATTCTCTTCATTGCCTGATGTCAACTCATAAAGCGCGTCAAGCGCACTATCTCGGTCGGCACGTTCAAATGCCGGTTCACCGGTTTCCTCATCTATGGGGATACGCGAAAGGGCTGTAGGCTTTCTGGTGGCATCTTCCACTTTTCGCTGCAGCTCTTCTTCCAACCTCTGTTGATTGTGCAGTTGTAGGCTCTGCATTCTATCTTCAGGAATGCTCATGCCGTTCTTGTCACCTATCGCTTCGTCAAAAGCGCCCTTATAAGTCTGCGGTTGTACTTGCTCCTCTGCAAGTTGGGATTGTTCTGTAGCTTCGACTTTGTCGGGTTCACTTGTGGTGTCTGTCGTATGAAATTCCTCCTGCTGTACTTCTGCATGGTTATTGCCGCCGAGCATCGCTTCGTGCTCGGCTTCTATATTGGCGTATGCCTCATCAAGTTCTGTCTGCGGGTCAATGGTTTCTCCTATTCCATAAATTTGATCGGGACTTGTGATTTCGAACTCTCCTGTTTCTACATCATAAATTACAATGCTTTCGTCGGAGTTTACAACATCGACACCGGAACCGTCGGGGTACATGACTACATTCCCTTTGACAATATACACCGGTTTGTCATCGACTTTCATCGTGGCGGGCTGAATCGTTCCGTAGTCTTTGTGAGTGCGTTGCTCTACGTTCTTGGCGATTTCCTCGCGCTTGTTCTCCATGGCATCTAACGAGGCGTACGTAACACCGTCCATAGCAGCCTTTGCCTTGATGTAGTGGAGCACTGCATCCTTCTGGTCGACTGTAAGAGAGGGATCGTTGACGAGATCCCAAGGATTCTCTTGCATTTCGGCCATACGCATTTCAACTTCTGTTCCAAAAGCTTGCTCACACAGTTCGTAAGCTTCGATCATACGAGATCTGATAGCATCAAAATCGGCTTGTGCTTCAGGTTCTCCCGTTTCCACTCCTTCCCATGTCAATCTTGCGCGGTCGTAAATATCGGCAACTTCTGCTTCGTCTTCCGATACGGGATTTTCTTTTTCTGGGTATAAGCGATTCAAGTAGTCTTCAACTGCTGCTTGCTCTTGTTGCGTTCGTTTGCTATATTCTTTCTTTATAGCACTGTCAACATTTACCCCTGTTTCTTCTTTAATTGCAGCGCGTATGCCTTCGGGACGTGCAGACTCTGTCATTGCTGCGTTCTCTCGAATATACTGTTCAATAGCCTCGAACATCTTGCCATAACTTTCGATGGCATGCTTATCGCCCTCCTTTACCGCCTTGTAATTTCGAATGACAGTTTCGAAGTCTGCACCGGGAACAACTTCCTCTATCGCTGATTTGAAAAGATCGATATTGGCTTGCATCTCCTTGTAGCGTTCACCCATGTCTACCGAGTTTAGCTCGGCTTGTCGCATAATTTTATCCTGCTCTTTTTTTACAGAAGCCTCATCTGTAAAACGGCGGCTTGTAACGACTTGTCCATCAGATGCAACGGATTTGACGAAGATGTTGCCTTCCTCGTCTGTTTCGGTCGTGTATCCGGTAATTGTGGAAGCAGGGAGCATGCGCCCCGTAAGAATATAGTAGGCCTTGGCTCTTGCACTTTGACTCACGCTGCGGTCTTGCATGAGGCGTTCCATTGCCTCATACCCATCAAACTCTGGATTGTTTTGGGGCGCTAAGCGCTCTGCCTCATCATGTTGAGCATCGGGCAATGTTTCATTTGAGCCTTTCTTTTTATGCTTTGTCTGTTCTTCGCTACGAGTAAAAAGACTTTCAAGGTCGCCGTACCCTGCTTTTTTTAATTCATCGCGCTCCTCTTGGGTGAATCCGAGATCACTGGGGCTGGCATCCATCTGGTTGCGCAGTCTTTCTTCAAAACTCATGCGATTGTGGTTGCGTTCTTGCATTGTCCGCGGATTCTCAATTGGACGCAATCCGGCAATAACGCGAGGGGCGGATTTTACGATGTGCTGCGCTTTGAAGCCCAACATCATTGCCATATTATCCGTCCACACGTCCATGGCATCGCCTTCTCCGCTAACCCACTCGGGAATAGAAAAGATTGTACCTTCAGCAACGGTAGATACAGCAAGCTCTCCCACGCGAACAGCAACCTTACCGGCTGTGCTTGATGTTGTTTTCACGACTTTGTCTGCAACATTTCCCAAAATGGGAGAAACTGCCCCCGTCACAGAGCCAAGCACCATGCCTCGCCCTGCCGACTTCAAGATATCCGTCGCGGAATACCCCTCATTCTCGCCTGTTGTGGCATTGATATGCCCACCATGTAAGAATTGGCTCTCTCCTTCTTTGAGACCTTCATAGGTGGCGAGGTTCGCAGCACCACCGGCCACGCCGGCTGCTACACGGCCGGCCAATGTAGATCCAAGCAGACGAGCTCCCACATTGGTCGCAGCTTTCTTCGCCACCAGTCGAGCACCTAAGTTCAAAGCCCCCTTAGCGCCCAACGAACCAATTCCTCCCGACACATAGGTTGTTGGGTCAAACATCATTCCTGCTACGGTACCACCAATTTGAGCAAAACGGTGGTTCTTTCCGTATTCGCCCATCGCGTCCTCGTATGCGCTGAGGTCGCCGGTGGTTCCCGCTTCACTGCGTGCCAGGCCTTTTTCTACGATATTCAGCAGATTCATATCGCCCGCAGTCTTTACAAAGAAGTCCAAAGTGTTCTTTGGCGCGTTTTGCTTCACGGCATACTTATATACCGCGTTGTCTGACAGTTGGCGTGCCATGGCTTCTGCCGTGCTGCGCAACTGTTGTTCTGTCGCATTGGGGTGCTGCTTGCTTACTTGTGCATAGCAATACGCTGTCATCTTCTTTCCGACACGACTCCATGCGTTGTCCATCATCTTTTCAAGATCGAAACGCGTCATGTGAGAAACCCGGTTTTTGTGTTCCAATGTTCCTGCATCAACTACATGCATCTCACGTCCTGCATTGAGCCACGGATTGCCCCCATAGGTTTCTTTGGCGTTTTTTTCTCTGTCGGCTTTATGCAAATCTTCTGCTTCCTTCCACAACGCCTCTACTACGCCGTTGGCTTGCTGTTGGGTCGCCTCTATTTCCTCGTTGCTCATTTCCACGGGCAACTGTTTGAGTGCCTTGTATTCGTCAATGCCCTGTTGCTCCATGTCGGCCATTGTACGGTCTGTGTACTCGTTGCCGCTCTCTGTGAGGAAGGTTTGCTCCATCTTCCCCGTTTGCGCGTTGAACTTAGGCTTCTTGACTACGACATTGGCACTTTGTCCGACCTTTGTTCCGCCGTTTTTCTCTCCAATGGCAACTCGCGGTGTTTGCAGCCCTCTTTTTGCCGCCAAGTACTCCACGCGATTATTGAACCGCTGTGAGGACGCATAGGCCTGAGCTACAGTGTTTCTTGCTTTGTCAGCAATCAACTGCATTTTGTCAGCTTCCGTAAGGGGAGTTCCTGTTGTAGACTGTCGAGCGACTGGGTGCGGTGCAGGTTTGGGTGTTCTTGCAGGTGGAGCGCTATTTGTCTGTTGCGCTTGTGGGGCTGCCGGGCGTTGCGATTGAGCCTGAGTGTTCGGTGTGGGCTTTGAAGGGGACTGCATTTTTTGCATAAACTCCTCATAGCTACTGCCGATCTTCGCGCCATTTTTCGTAAGCAAGTCGTACACCTGCTTACGATTCTTGTAATTCTCGTCACCGGTAAACCCTTTGACAAATGTATTATAGTCTTGCGTGTACCCTCCTTGCTGTAAGGTTGAATACAATTTCTTGAGTTTGTCGTTATCTAGTGGCATATTTCTTTTTAGAATTTAAGCCCTTTGGCAAAATCTTTCTTTGGGGATATTGCAGTTGTCTTCACAGCTGCGTTAGCGTTATTGTGGGCTGCTTGCTTAGCCGGACGCTGTTGGACTCGCGGGTAGCCTTTTCCTTGTTTTGTCGTTACTGTCTGGCCGAGCGACTTTCCTTGGGGAGTTTTTTTCTCACTCGTGGTCTCTGTTGTGCTTTCTTGATACGTACCATGCTGCTTGGCGAATTGTTCTGCTGCGGATTGTGTGCTAAATCGGTACTCTCGCCCATTTTGATCCCAAGCGCTAAACTCTTTTGGGTTTGACCGATTATGACTGCGTGCAGATGCCATACTATTCGCTGCTGACGCTCGTTGGGCGTTACCTCTCGCCTTTTCCGTTCCCAGCTTTGCTTCTTCTTGAGCCGACGCGTACTTTGCTTTCGCCTCTGCTGTTTTAGCATCCATAGTCGCCTTATCAGCTTTGCCTTTCTGTTCGCGCACTTTATCGTCTTGAAGGGCTGCGATCCATCTTTGCTTCTCTTCTTCACGCTGCGCCTTTTCTCTCGCCAATTTACGGCGCTCGTGTTCGAGCTCCATTTCTCGCAGAGTCTTTGCCTTGTCGTTCTGTAAATCACCTATTTTGAGGGCATATTGGCGGTATCTTTCGGCATTAGCCTCGCGCTCGGCTTTCAGCTTGTCAAGATGCTCCTGTAAAGGAGATTGCTGGCTCATCGTCTTATGATCATACATGTTGGGTGCACCTCTTGTTGTGTAATAAAGGTTGCTCAATGCCATTAGACCATCGCCGACTGCCGAGATGATTTTCTTAGATCTTTCTTTACGCTCCCGCTGTTTGCGTTCTTCCTCTGTTTCCGGCTTACTTTTTTCGACCGCTTCACGCAATGCTGCGATCTGCTGGTCATACCCCATAACGGCTGGGGTGATGGGATTTACCGAATCTGGCGATTCTCGATGCGCAGAAAGCTCCGGGGGGGTAAGCTGTTGTTGAAGGGAGGTTGGATCTTGTGCCGTTGTCGTGCCTGGAGTGCCTGTCGTTCCTCCCTCACTTTGATTCTGCACCGCCCACGTCGCTGTCCCTTTTGGAGAAGTTTCTCCCGTTGTTGTTTGCCCTGTCGTTGCTTGTAACGTGCCCTTTGCGGCGGACTGCAGGGAGTCTTCGTCTTCGTTCTGATTGGCGAACCACTCTGTACTTCCTTTGGGTGGTTTTTCTCTACTCATACTCGTTCACATTAGAATAGTGAGGCTGCGCCTTTGGCCGCGCCTGCAACGCCTTGAACAGCGTCGGCAATTGCTTTCGCCTTACCTTGCTGAATTTGGTTGAGTTGGTTTGCGTATTCGTCGTCTTTCGCGCGATACGTCTGTTCTATTTGGTCTTTGCGAGCATCGGAGTTGGCTGCAATTTGTGACGCAGCCTCCGCCAATGCTTGATTGTTGGCTGCTTTTGACGCAGCAACACTCTCGTCGGTGCCGCCCATTACGGCCTGCGCGCCGGCTGCTTGTCTGTTACGGTTTTTGATACTTTCTTCGGTCAAAGTGAGAATCCGTTGCGCGTCGGCGCGCTGAGTGGCGTCCTCGTTATACCGACGATCAAACCAATCTTGGTTGCTCTTGCGCTGCGCTTCGACATTCTTCTGCATTTGGTTCATGGCCTTGCTCGCGCTAATTCCACCGAAAATACTACCGGCCGCCCCCACGGCTGCTCCTATAGCTGATCCAATCATAATCGCTTGTATTTCAAAAGTTATAAATCGTGCGCTAATTTAACGACCTAACTTTGCATTAGACCTTTAACTTTTGCTTCACGAGGGAATGACAGCCTCGAGAGCCTAACAAACAAGAGATTAACGTATGAAGGGAATGAAGACCGGTGGCCGAAAAAAAGGCACACCCAACAAGGATAACCCTCTAAAAGAGTTTATCCGTAGCCATTCCTTGGCTTACTTCGAGGTCAAGGAAATGCGATATAAAGGGAAAAAATGCACGATGTCTCAATTCGACATCGATATGGCAGACCTCGATCCCGATGACAGAGTTTCTGCCGAGCTTCGATTGTTAGAGTTTCATACACCCAAGATGAAGGCTGTGGACGTTGACTTGAGCGCCAATATTCACGTGCATACGATCGAGGACAAACTCCGCGCGCTATGCGGCGAAGATGGGGACGAGGATTTGGGCGACGATTAAACGCATTCTCTAACACATCTACTATTAGAAGCGGTCTTTTTGTTAGTTGCATGCCGCTTTCTTCTGTTTATCATGCACCCGAAAACGCAAAACAATGACCATGAGCGACGTATCACACACCCAAAATTCCGAAAACGTGGACACGAGAGAACAAAAAACAACAGATCGGGAGCCGTCGGTTGTCAAATCCGCAAGCACGGCCGTCGACCACCCCGCACACTACAATCACGGCGGCGCGGAATGTATCGACGTGGCGCGCCGAATGCCCTTTTGCCTGGGCAACGCGCTGAAATACGTTTGGCGCTGCGGACACAAACACGACGGCACGCTCGAAGGAGCGCGGCGCAAAGCCGTAGAAGACGCGAAAAAGGCCGTCTGGTATCTGAATGAGTTTATCAAAGACGCCGAAGCGGGCGCGATGGACGCGTTCCTCGAATTGCAAGCGACGGCACAAGGGAGCGGGGCTCCCGCGCTTCTCGGCATTCCCCTCAAACGAAACCTCTAAATCACACAGAAATGAGAATCCTCCTACAACGCCACGCCCTGAAGGCGGGCTACACCATCGGACGAATGGAAATCAACGGCCGATATTTTTGCGACACACTCGAAGACACTGACCGCGGTTTGCGCGAAAGCATGACAGAAACCGAAATCGCCGCCCTCAAAGTGAAGGGCGCAACGGCGATTCCCACCGGCACGTATCGCATCGACATGCAAACCCGTTCGCCGCGTTTCGGGCGCGTTCTCCCGCGTCTTGTCAGCGTGAAGGGATACTCGGGCGTACTGATCCACAGCGGCAACACGGCCGACGACACCGAGGGCTGCATCTTGGTGGGCGAAAACCGCGAACGGGGCAAAGTGCTCAACAGCCGCGCCACGTTGGAACACCTGCTCGTCTTCCTCCGCGCGGCGCAGGCCGAGGGCGAAGAAATTGAGCTTACGATCACACGTTCCGCGACCAACTGACGAGCTTTCCTCGGTAGTTCGCTCCCGCGCGCCGATTCTTTCCGTTTCGCGGGGAGAAGTCCGCCGACCTTTCCGAGGGAGTCCTCGAAATGGTCGCCCCGATTCTTCACAAAATCGAATAAGCAGAAAGAAATCCTCTTATTTTCCCGGAGAACGTGGCGCCCCGATTCTTTCCAAAAATCGGGAGATGGAAAGAAATCATCTGATTTCGGGCGACAAGGGCGCGCAAAGCGTTCCAAATCGCTCCAATCCTTTCCAACCGTTTCCAAATTGGAAAGAATTGCTCGCGGTGCGTACATTGTTCACCTCTTCAAATTCCACCTTTCCGATGAATTGCAATCACCGAAAACCACCTCCCGACCCCTGGGAGTTGTACGTCCTGGCGGCCGTCGGCGCGCTGTGCTTTGCCGTCGTGCTGAGTATGCTCACGGGTTGCACGACAACGCGCACCGTCGAACGCGTAACCGTGCACCGCGACACGCTCCACGTTGTGCACCGCGACACCCTCCGCGAACTGCGCACCGTGCGCGATAGCGTTTTTCTCCACGACAGCGTCTATTTTGAGGGCGCTACGCTCGTGAAAGAGCGCACCCGCGACCGCTGGCACGTTCGCCGCGACACGGTCTGGCGTTCGCGTGTGGACACGATTCGCGCGGCTTCGCACCACGCCGACACGCGCAACGAGAAGCAGACGACGCACAGCGGTTTCCTCTGGCCGCCGTTGTCGCTGATCGTCTTTCTTGCTGTGTTCGGCCTGATAGGCTACGCGCTGAAACGATGAATTTTGTAATACACTTCCTTGCCCCATTCCGAGGACATCCTCGAAATGGTGTAATAGCATCAGAACAAAACGCCCCGCCACTCGTGCTTTGAGTAGCGGGGCTTACCTTTTTCGTGAGATCGCGAAAATGGTCTCCGAATACGTCCAAAACGCGTCCAAGATGTGCCGAAAAAAGACCCGCTACGAGGGTCTTTTTGAGCGTTTTTGAATGCAAATTATTGAAGATAAGCTCGTTTCGAATACGTCCAAAATGCGTCCAAAATTACCTCTTGTCGAATAACGCCATCGCCTCCGCCTTTGCCGAGTTTGCGATGTCGATATACGGTTTCATCGCGCTGTAATCGCTGTGCCCCGTCCATTTCATTACGATGTTCGCGGGGATACCCATCATCAGAGCGTTACAGACAAACGTTCGCCGCCCCGTATGTGTCCCGACGAAGGCGAATTTCGGCCGTGTATCTTCGATGCGTTCGTTCCCCTTGTAGTAGGTCTTGGTTATCGGAGTGTTTATTTCGCACAGCTCGCACACCTCGTGAAGTCGTTTGTTCGCGATATCGTTGCTAATCCTCGGAAAGACGTACTCTTCATCTTCCCCTCTGTATCGGCTTAGTATTTCGAGGGCGTATTTGTTTAGCTCGATAGTGATTGTCGAGGAAGTCTTTATCGTGGTAACCGTGATTGTGTTTTCCGAGACGTTTGTCCACTTCAAATTCTGCATATCTGAGAAGCGCAAGGAGGTGAAACAGCAGAAGCAGAAAAAATCACGCACAATCTTCAAGCTCTTAACGAATCCGACCTCTTTTTCGTACGTCCGCCCGTTGTGATCTCGTAGTTGAACTTTCGTTCCTCTCGGAGGGAACTCATAGTTGTAAATTCGCATTAGCTCTTCCCATTCAAGGAATACAATCGAATTTTGTGTTGTCTTTGTCCTGAGCGAGAAGTTTTGAAAGTCGAGGTTCGTGTTAATCCCCTTCTTCGTCGCCCACCGGAGCACCCAAAACAACATCCCGATAGTTAGCTTAACCGTGGAATCCCGTATACCTCGCGTCTCACGAAGGAAGGCGACGAAATCGTTCAATCGCTTTTCGGTGAGATTTCGGAATGTCAGATCTTTGTCGAACTCAGAGACGCGGTTCATCATTTGCCGGAACGATTTGCACGTGCTCAAACTCCACTGATTTTGCTTTGCAACTTCAGCGTAGTAGATCTCGAAATAATCAAAGATCAGGTCTTGCTTCCGCCCCGTCGTCTTTTTCCTCACAAAGTGCTTTGCGAGTTCTTTCTTAATTTCGGCCGCGGTCGGTTTAATGCGCTCCAACAAGCATTGATGCTCGTACGCGTTGAAGTGTTCGGATATTTTAGACAGCGCGGCATTGATGGTTGAATAGACCATACCTGCGCCGGCTGTCGAGCCTTTTCTCACCTGCTGTTTGTTTTGATCCCATTTTGCGGGAGCAACCTTGTAGCCGGTAGAAGACACAAACCGCGCTCCGAGAATCGATATGCTCACGCGAATGGGGCAGTCCCCATGTTTGTCTGCTCGTTTGTCAAGATAGAAATTAACTGCCATGCTGCTTTCAAGTGTGTGCGCAAAGTTACGCACGGTTTTCGATTGAACACAAACGCATTAAATCAAATCTAATTAAAGAACTCGCCGAAAAATAGCGTCTCTGCGCGGGCTGTCTTGTACTCGTTGCGCTCCAATGATGCGAGATGGAACTCTCCTCAAAAGTCCTCCACTTTTTGTGGGAAGTGTGGCGTGGATGGATTCGCCTTGCGGAGTTGAGGGCGATAAGTCGGGGATAGAAAGCATTCGCCATCGCTCTTCGAGGAAAGAAGTCCCGGGGCCGCGATGCCGGCCCGATAAGCTCAACGCATGGGCTGCATGCGTGGGAATGAAACCCGAAGATAGCAGCGTGAGGGCACAAAAAACGCC